GTGGCGTTCCCCGCCTACACCCAAACGGCTGGTTCTACTGCTGTGCGCGGTTTGGACAAGATTGCTAAGCGTGCCAATGTGGATGCTGACGCGCTTGCTGACGCCATGTTGAAGATTGAATCTGGTTTGGACTTGTCTGATGAAGAAGCAAGCCTTTTGACTCAGGTTGTTGACACGCTTTCCCCGAAGGCTGAAGAGCCTGTTGAGGAAACCAAGGATGACGAGATTGACCCGTCTATGCTTGAACTGAAGAAGAAGAAACTCGAACAACTCCTGAAGGGGATTTAGTTATGGCTACTAAGGCTGAAATCAAGAAGGTAATCTTGGATGTTGCGGGCAATCCCGAGTCTGGTCCTGTGAGGCAACTTGCTGACGCTTGGGCTGACGCGATTGTCGCCATTGATGCTCCTGCGCCCGCGCCGAAGGTTGAGCGTGAGGACGTAGAACCGATCAAAGAAACCCGAGTCTTTAAGGCCGCAGAGAAGCGGTAGCGGGTTTCCCCTCCCGTTCCCCCTTTCCGGGAGGGTCTTTTGTCCCCAAGTGTGATTACTGGGGTAAAATTAATGTATCGGTTGAGTGTTAGCACCGCCGTGTGAAAGTCTGCGTCAGCGCGACTGTATTTGTAATCACACTATAAGGAGACAAAATTGTCTGAGTTCGTAAAGTCTCAGCAAGAACTCCGCGCAAACCTTACTGCTCAGATTCAGGAATCCCTGGACAAGGCAGAAGAGCGTGGCGGTCTTGACCAGGAGACTCTAAACAAGGTGAACGCTATTGAAGCTGACATCCGCGCCGCTGATGAGGCGATTGCTGTTGCACAGCGTCAGGAAGAGCGTAAGTCCGAGGCTGCTGAGGCTTCACGCGGTTATGTGCCCTCTGAAGAGGCTCGTAACGAGGGTGACGTTCTTCGCGCCATTGGTATGGGAGAAATGCGTTCGCACACGTTCGAGAAGCGTGCGCTCGTTACTTCCAGCAACACTGTTCCTGTTTCGTTCTACGACCAGGTTTTCCAGGTTGCACGTCTCGTTGGTCCCATGCTGGACACCTCCGAGATTTTCAACACCACTTCCGGTGAGGACATCACTGTTCCGACCATGACCGCGTACAGCACTGCTGCACTGGTCACTGAAGGTTCGGCTATTGCTGAGTCCGACCCCACCTTCTCAAGCATCACGCTGGGAGCCTACAAGTACAGCTTCCTCATCGGCGTCAGCAACGAGCTGATCGCAGATGCAGGATTCAACCTTGAGGCACTCCTCGCTGAGCAGGCTGGTAACGCTATCGGATTCACGGTTAACTCCGTCCTCACCACTGGTGACGGATCGAGCAAGCCTAACGGTATCGTGACCGCTGCTGGTTCTGGTGTCACTGGTGGAACCGCCGTTTCCGGTGCGTTCACCGCTGACAACCTCATCGACCTGGCTTACAGCCTTGACGGTGCAGCTCGTCGCCTGCCTGGTGTTGCTTACATGGCTAACACTTCTTCGCTCGGCGCAATGCGCAAGCTGAAGGACAACTCTGGACAGTACCTGTACCAGGTTGGTGTTGGTCAGCCAGACAGCTTTGCTGGATTCCCGATCTTCGAGAACCCCGCAATGGCCTCTGCTGCCACTTCCGCCAAGTCCGTTATCTTCGGACACCTGCCTTCCTACAAGGTTCGCATGGCTGGTGGCCTCCAGGTTGCGTCGAGCACCGACTACGCCTTCAACAAGGACCAGACCTTCTACCGGTTCTTGATGCGCGTTGATGGTGACCTGACTCACGCTGGTCACGTCAAGTACTTCGTGGGAGCTGGCTCCTAGTACTAGACGACACGCTGAAGGGCCGGGGTTGTGGGTTGCCCCGGCCCTTCTGTTTGCTAAGATTCCTGTTATGGGAAAAAAGGGGAATCCTGCTTTACAGGAGCAACTATCTGGTGCTGTCGGTATTTACTCAAACTCTTACGATGTGCCGACTGGGTATGGTCAACAGGTCAAATACCTGATTGACTTTTTGTTACGTCAAGGTTTGGACGTGGCTAACTTTTCTAACTTTGGTCTTGAGGGCAAGATTGATGTTATTCGCACACCTTATGGTGAGGCGACTCACTTTCCTCGTAGCTTGACTGGTTACGCACAGGACACCGCACCTTTGGACTTTATGATGTGGAGTAACTCGGTCAAAAAGAAAGACCTGTTCTTCAGCCTTTACGATGTGTGGGTTTTAGAGTCCCCTAAATACGATGAGATGCGTCAGATTTGGTCTTGGACACCTCTCGATCACATTACGATGCCGTCGAAGGTTGAACAGTGGTTACGCCGACCTAACGTGTTGCCTATCGCCATGTCACCATTCGGTCAAAGACAAATGAACGACAAAGGTATAGACAACGTGTATATACCTCATAGTATTGACACGAAAGTGTTGAAGGAGAACTGGACACTCAGTAGCGGTGCGGATGTGCGCGACTATTGGAAGAGCCGTGACAAGTTTGTTGTGGGTATGGTTGCTGCGAATAAAGCTTCTGGGTTGATGCACCGTAAAGCTTTCAGTGAGAACCTGATGGCGTTTAGTATCTTCCAGAAGAAACACAAGGACGCTGTACTGTATTTGCACACTGACGCTACCGGTGGTGGTATTGGTTGGAACTTGTTGGAGATGCTGAAGGGTTTGGGTGTTCCGCAAGAGTCTGTGTTGTTGGTCAACCCGCTTGAGTACCGGTACGGTTCCCCACAACACGACCTGGCTGCTTACTACACGGGCATGGATGTTTTGTTGGCTCCGAGCATGGGTGAAGGGTTTGGTGTGCCGACGATTGAGGCGCAAGCCTGCGGTACAAGAGTTATTGCGTCTAACTGGGCCGCATCACAGGACCTTGTAGCTGAGGACGGTTGGTTGGTTGATGGTGTGCCTGTTTGGGATGCCGGTCAGTTGTCTTGGTGGCAAACGCCTTCTGTGCCGTCGATTGTGAACGCCTTGGAGCAGGCTTACGATCTGGGTCACGGCAAGTCAGAGGTTGCTAAGGCTTTCGCTAAGGACTTTGATATTGAGACTGTGTGGAAGCGCGATTGGATGCCGTTGCTAAGGAAAGAGTTTTCCTGATGGCTCACTCTCAACAGCGCGACTTCTTTGAGAAGCTTCAGGGGGAAATTCCGGAGGCTTTTGCAATGACGAGGGTGCTGGAAGTGGGCAGTCTGGACATTAACGGGACTGTGAGGGACTTTTTCTCGGCTTCTGAGTACGTTGGGGTTGATGTTGCGCCCGGTAAGGGCGTTGATGTTGTGGCTCAGGGTGAGGACTTAGATTATCCGGATGACAGTTTTGATGTTGCTGTCAGTGCTGAGTGTTTTGAGCATAACCCGGAGTGGGTTGCCACTTTTGAAAATATGTGGCGGATGAGTAGCAAGTATGTGATTATGACGTGCGCTTCTGACGGGAGGGCGGAGCATGGCACGAGAAGGTCTAGCCCTGGTTCTTCACCGCTGACTCTTGACTGGGATTATTACCGGAACCTGAATGAGGATGATTTCAGGGCGGAGTTTGATTTGGACGCCATGTTTGACGAATACTATTTTGAGTACAACCCAACGTCATGCGATTTGTACTTTTACGGAATAAAGGCTCCTAATGCTTCCTAACCTGATTGTGCCGGTGTTGAACCGTTACGACTTGTTGAGGCGAATGTTTCAGTCAATCAACTACCCGGTACGCGATCTGCTCATTATTGATAATGGTGGTGAGTTCTACGATGTTTTACATTCTAAGTTTGTGAAGAATGTCCGTGTCGTGAACTTGCCGAGCAACCTGGGGGTGGCTTCGTCGTGGAATCTTGGTATCAAACTGTTTCCGCACGATGATAGGTGGTTTTTTGCCTCGAATGATGCCTGGTTTAGCGGTAATGGCCTTCAGGGCCTCTCAGAGGCCCGTAGAGACGAGATAACCCTTTCTGATGTGTTTCCCTTCTGGCACGTCTTTTGTGTCGGAGAAATGGCCTTCCAGCGCCTCGGTTTTTTTGATGAAGCCCTCCACCCGGCTTATCACGAAGATAAAGACTATGAGAGGCGTGCGGCACACGCTGAGGTGCCTGTTCGGAAGATACCGATTGCTGGTGGGCACGATAACTCGTCAACTATTCGGTCAGACAACAAACTTTCTAACATCAATAACAAAACCTTTGCCGATAACACCTTGTATTA